GGATGGCGCCCCGCTGATTCCTCCAAAGAGCGCCCAGGACATGACGGATGACGAACTCGCCGCCTACATTGGAGCAAGCGGCGCAAGAACTATGGATTCGCCGCAGGGCTAGAGAAGACGTACTCGCCTACGCCAATGCGATCGAGATTCCCGGTAAGCCTTCTGGCGAAGATCCCGATACCGAGTTCTTCAAGCCCGTCGAAACAACGATGGCGCAGCACCATCGGCTCATTCTCGAGACGATGGAGCGGGTCAGCCAGAAACCGCACGGCCGGGCGATGTTCTTCATGCCACCGGGCTCGGCTAAGAGCACGTACGCCTCGGTCGTGTTCCCTTCGCGCTATCTGGGTGCAGAGAAGAATCGAAAGGTCATCCTCGCCAGCTATGGCGATGACTTGGCCCGCAAGATGGGGCGCCGTACACGCTCGATCATCAAGCAGAAGCGGTTCAAGGGCATCTATGGATGCGAGCTCACGACTGAATCGTCGGCGGCTCAAGAATTCTCGCTAACGAACGGCAGCGAATACATCGCGACCGGCATCCTGGGCGGGGTCACTGGCAACCGGGCGAACGGCATCATTATTGATGACCCGGTAAAAGGGCGCGAGCAAGCCGATTCGCAGACAATCCGCGACAAGACGTGGGACGCCTATAACGACGATCTGAAAACTCGTCTCATCCCTGGCGGATGGGTCGTGGTGATCCAGACCCGCTGGCACGAAGACGATCTCGCCGGCCGCATCCTCCCGGAAGATTGGAAAGGCGAATCCGGTCCGATCCTTTGCCGCGACGGCAACGTGTGGGAAGTGGTCTGCCTACAAGCCAAGTGCGAGGTTCAAAACGACCCGCTTGGTCGCAAGATCGGCGAATACCTCTGGCCCGAGTGGTTCACCGAGAAGCACTGGGCGCAGTTTCAGAACAATGTCCGCACCTGGACGTCGCTCTATCAGCAGTTGCCGCGCCCGCTCGAGGGCAGTCTGTTCAAGGTCTCGTCGATGCTCGTCGACGGCGCGCCGGTTTCGATGCCGCGGCAATGCGATTACGTTTTTGCCATCCTCGACAGCGCGCTCAAGACCGGCGACAAGAACGACGGTACGGCGATCGCCTACTTTGCGCGCAACAAGTTCATCGGTCATCCGTTGCTGATTCTCGACTGGGACATCACGCAGATCGAATCGGATTTGCTGACGGACTGGTTCCCGACCGTGATGAATCGGCTAACGGAACTGGCCCGCATCTGTGGCGCGCGAATGGGTAGCGCCGGCGCATTCGTCGAAGACAAGGGAAGCGGCATCACGCTCTTGCAACGCGCCGAGCGCAACGGCTGGCCGGCGACGCCGATCGACAGCAAGCTTACCTCCATGAGCAAGGATGCGCGCGGCACGGGCGTATCGGACTTCGTTGAAAGCGGCTTGGTGAAGATCACTGAGGAAGCCTACAACAAGCGCGTCGAGTACAAGGATCGCTTCCAGAACCACTTTTTGAGCCAGTTCTTCGGATACCGGCTCGGCATTCCCAATCAAGCGGATGACCTGTACGACACGGGCGTCTATGGCATAGCACTTGGCCTCGGAGATTACGACGGCCTATAAATTCGGTATCCCATGGCAGAAATCGACATTCAAAGCTCGGAGCTAACGTCGAGCCTGGTCGAACTGCTCACGGCACCGGACATCGTGCCCGGTCAGGCGCCGAGCTACCAGCTTTGCAAGACCATCTACGCGAGCCATCCGCTGGGCGGCAAGATCGTCGATCAGCCGATCAAACTCGCGATGTCGCGCCGGCGCACGATTTCGATCCCGAATTCACCGGAAGAGCGCGTACGTGAAGAATTCGAGCGCAAGTGGGACGAGATTAACGCAGACGATACGATTGCCAACGTATGGCGCCTCGCCAAGATTTACGGCGCCTCGGCACTGGTCTATGGCGCGGAGGGCGTGAAACCAGAAGAGCCGATTGCCCCCGAGAATTTGGCCAAGCACGCGAATTCGCTATATTTCAACGCTCTTGATCCTTTGAATACGGCCGGTTCGTTGGTGCTCAGCCAAAACCCGAATGCGGCGGATTTCCAAAAGCCTACGATCATTACTGCTGCTGGCCAAAAGTATCACCCTTCCCGCTCGCTGGTGTTTTTCAACGAGGCGCCGCTTTATATCGAGTACACGAACTCGGCCTACGGCTACACCGGACGTTCGGTCTTTCAGCGCGCGCTCTACCCGCTCAAATCGTTCGTGCAGACGATGGTCGCCGACGACATGATTGCCCGCAAGGTCGGGGTCATCATTGCGAAGATGAAGCCCGCTGGCTCGGTGACCGATCGGGCGATGGCGATCTTCCAGGGCATGAAGCGCAACATCGTCAAGGAAGCGCAGACCAACAACGTCATCAGCATCACGCCGGAAGAGGCGATTGAGACGTTGAACCTGCAAAACGCTGATGGCGCCCTCACGACGTCACGCAAAAACATCCTCGAGAACATTGCTGCGGCAGTGCCTCAGCCGGCGAAGATATTGAACTCCGAATCGTATGCCGAGGGTTTCGGCGAGGGCACCGAGGACGCAAAAGACGTCATTCGCTACATCGAGAACGAGCGCAAGAATGCGCGGCCGCTTTTCGCGTTCTTCGATCAGATTGTGATGCGCCTGGCGTGGACCGAGGAGTTCTACGCGACGATTCAGGCCACGGTGCCGGAGTACAAGGGTGTCGACTATACGACGGCGTTTTATCAGTGGGCGAATGCCTTCGAGGCGTCCTGGCCTTCGCTGATGGAAGAGCCCGAGTCAGAACAGGTCAAGGTCGAAAAAGTCAAGCACGAGGCAATCATTGCCTTTGTGGAAGTGTTGCTCGCCAATACCGACCCCGAGAACAAGGCTCGAGTCATCGAGTGGGCGGCCAATAACGCCAACGAATCGAAGCGCCTATTTCCGACTCCGCTGGTTCTCGATTACGAGGCGCTAGCGAGCTACGAGCCGCCCCAGCCTGCGCAAGAGCCGGGGGAGCCGAGAGCGCATGACATCTGATGGCCTCGCAATCCTTCTATCAGACCGTCACCGAAGCCGTTCGCCACTTCGAGCAATACGGCTTTGAATCGGCCGATGTCCTCCAAGCCTGGATCGACAAGATCCGGCGCGCGGCGATCGATACGCTCACGCCTGAATCAGTTCTGAATGAGGAACTACAGCGCACCCTCGGCGGCATCTATAAGCGAATGGTCGAAGACGGCCATCTCATCAAGGCGCACAAGGGAGCCGAACGGTTCACGATCGAGCGCCTAAAGCCGAAGCTGCGCACAGAACTTGACCGACGCCTGATGGTGTCGCGAAACCTCATCAAGTTGAATCGCCAGGCGATGCTTGAGAAGGTGACGCAGCGCTTCGCCGGCTGGGCGTCGTCGGTTCCTGCTGGCGGCTCTCGCGCGATCGACATCAAGGACACGAAAGACCACATCCGCAAGGCGCTCACGTCGCTTCCGTTTGAAGAGCGGCGCGTCGCGATCGATCAGTCGGCGAAGTTCGTCTCTGCCCTGCACGAAATCGTGGCGGTAGACGGCGGGGCAATCGCGGCGATCTGGCACAGCCGGCATTCGGCCGGCTATCACAACCGACCCGAGCACAAAGCGCGCGACGGGAAGATATATGTGATCCGCGGCAATTGGGCGATTGAGAAAGGGCTGATGAAGGTCGGTCCTGCCGGGTACACCGATGAGATCACCGCCCCGGGTTTTGAAGTGTTCTGTTCGTGCTGGTACACATACCTGTATGCCTTGCGCGACCTTCCCTCGCCCCTGCTCACCAAGAAAGGCGAGCAATCGCTTGCCGAAGCCCGCGCCAAGATCGCGGCAATGAGGACGTGAAATTTATCTTCAGCCATGGATTTTGGCATCGCCTTGTGGGGGTTTTGCCCAGAAGGCAGGGTCAAATGAAACCTTTTGTTCGGTGCCAGGAACGGCCCCGTATTCGTTCCTTGGCGTAACGAAAGCCAAGGAAGCTTGCCACAAACCGTCAGCATATTTGCCAATGCAAATGTGGGCGTTCAAAAATAATAGTAGGACCGTCGTTCCATCTTTCGGGGCGGTATTGCCCGGAAGCATTTCAGGCTTCTTATACATGGGTCTTCTCTATTGTTTGGGGAGGGAGACCTTTATTGTAGTCACTTCACAAGCCACCTGCGCGGTTGCTTTTCCAGGTACTTCCGCATGCCCATCGAGAAAGGATCGTCGCGCGAGGCCGTAAGCGCCAACATAGCGACGGAGCGCGCTGCTGGAAAGCCGGAGAAGCAAGCCATCGCCATTGCGCTGCATGAAGCCGGCAAGAGCAAAGCCGATTCCGAATCCGTCAAAGCCGCTGGCACGCTCATTGTTGCGGACGGCGCCGTTCTGTTCCTGCGTCGCGGAAACGGCGGAGATCACCCGGGCGAATGGTCTTTTCCGGGCGGTCACATCGAGCCCGGCGAATCCCCCGAAGACG